TGGCGACCTCGGCAAGGGTTCGCTGAACACCGTCGCAGGCTTCCCGATTGTGAAGTCCAACAACGTCCCGGCGGCGAACGACACGGCTAACACCGCTGTCCACACCAAGTACCGGGCCGACTTCTCGGCGACCGTTGGTCTCGTGTCACACACGATGGCTGCGGGCACCGTCAAGTTGATGGACCTCGCGATGGACGCTCAGTACGAGCCCCGTCGTCAGGGCACCTTCATGGTCGCCAAGTACGCGGTCGGCCACGACTGGCTGCGCCCCGAGTGCGCGGTCGAACTCTACAAGGGCTAATCCCCTTGCCGTGTGGACTAGGACTATAACGATGAAAGCGGGGATTAGTCGCCCCCGCACCACACACTCCCACACAGCCGGGGACCTTCGGGTCCTCGGTTTTTTTTCATGCAAGGACAACAATGGATACCACTGCGCTCGCTCCAATGACGGAGCTGGAAGCCATCAACGACATGCTCTCGCTCATCTCCGAGAGCCCGGTGGCCTCCCTTGACGAAGCCAACGAGGTCGCTGATGCCCAGATCGCGATGCAGATACTCGCCCGTGAGAGCCGCACTACGCAGGCCAAGGGCTGGGACTGGAATACCGACGAGAACTTCCGCATCACCCCGACGCTGAGCGGCGAGATCATCCTGCCGACCAACGTGGTCCGCTGCGATCCGACCGACAGCAACATCGACTACGTGATGCGCCAAGGCAAACTGTACGACCGGGCGAATAAGACGTTCGTGATCGGGCAGGCGGTTGTCGTGGACATGGTCTCGATCCTCCCGTTCGAGGACCTTCCCGAACCCGCGCGTCGCTACATCTCGATGGCGGCCGGACGCAAGTTCGAGAACCGCATCAACGGAGCCGACCAGCTCCACCAGATCAACGAGAACGACGTGATGCTCGCGTGGTCCGACCTCGTCAACGACGAGTGCGAGAGCGCCGACTACAACGTCATTCGCAATTCAAGCACCGTGCGGCGCATTGCCCACGGTCGATGGAGATAATGAGCAAGCCCGTTACCGGCTCACTTCCCAATCTCGTCAACGGCATCTCCCAGCAAGCCCCTGCGTTGCGCCTCGCCACTCAGGCTGAGGCCCAGGACAACTTCTACTCCACCATTGTGGGTGGCTTGAAGGATCGCCCGCCGACCGAGTTTGTAGCAAAGCTATTGAGCACACTGCCGAGCGGCGTGTTCACCCACATCATCAACCGAGACGGCACCGAGCGTTACATCGTGGTGTTCGACCCGAGCGTCGGTCAGGTCAAGGTCTTCGACTTCCTCGGCACCGAGCATGCAGTCACCGCCCCGAACGGGTGGGGCTACTTGTCCGGCATCACGGACCCGGCAGAGACCCTCCGCGCACTGACGGTCGCCGACTACACGTTCATCACGAACACCGACAAGGTCGTCGCGGCGGACCTCGTCACGAAGCAGGCGAGCCGCCCGAAGGAAGCCATCGTCAACGTGCTGATCGGCAACTACGGTCGCACGTACAAGGTCCTCATCAACGGCGGCGCGGTCGCCACCTTCACCACGCCGGACGGCTCGGACGCAACGCAGTCACCGAAGATCGACACGATCTACATTGCGCAGCAGCTCGTCAACGGCCTAGTCGCGTCAGGCTTCGCGGCCAGCGGCTGGCACGTCGCCCGCTACAGCAACGCGATCCACCTCTATCACGACACCGCAGACTTCTCGATCACGGTCGAGGACGGCTTCAACGGCAACGCCATGAAGGTCGTCAAGGGTCAGACGCAGCGGTTCTCCGATCTGCCCATCGCGGGTCCTCACGGGTTCACGTGCGAGATCGTCGGCGACAGCGGCAACAACAACGACAACTACTACATCATGTTCGACACGTCGGCGGGCGGCCCCGGTGTCTGGAAGGAAACTGTGAAGCCCGGCGAACGCCTGTGGCTCAACAGCTCGACGATGCCCCACGCGCTGATCTCCAACGCGGACGGCTCCTTCACCTTCAACCGCATCGTCTGGGACCCCCGGAAGTGCGGCAACGCTGACACATCGCCGGACCCGTCGTTCACCGGCAGGACCATCGCGGACATGTTCTTCCACCGCAACCGGCTGGGCTTCCTCGCGGACGAGGCTGTGATCCTGTCGCGTAACGGATCGTTCTTCGACTTCTACCGCACCACCTCGACGGCGCTGCTCGACGACGATCCCATCGACGTTAGCGCGTCGCACGTGAAGGTCTCGCTGCTGAAGGCGGCGGTGCCCTATCAGGACGACCTCGTGCTGTTCTCGGACCAGACGCAGTTCACGCTCTCGGGCAACGATCTGCTCACCCCGAAGACGGTCTCGGCGCGGCCCCGCACGGAGTATGTGTGCGACGGCGCGGTCAAGCCGGTCGGCCTCGGCACCTCGATCTACTTCACAGCCAAGCGCGGCGACTACCAGTCCGTCTGGGAGTACACCATCGACCGCATCACGCAGACCGCGTCGGCCAACGAGGTGACCTCTCACGTCCCCGCGTATGTCCCCTCGGGCGTCTACAAGATCATCGGCACATCCAACGAGAGCGCCATCGCGCTGCTCACCAAGGGCGACACCTCGCGCATCTACGTCTATCGATACTTCGATGGCTCGGATGGCAACCGGCTGCAGTCCGCGTGGCAGCGGTGGACGTTCCCCGGCAACCCCGTGATCCTGAACGCCGAGTTCGTCAGCAGTGACCTCTACGTGGTCCTGAAGCGCAGTGACGGTGTGTATCTTGAGAAGATCAGGATGCAGCCGAATGCGTTCGACGAAGGTGTCGGCTTCCTCGTGGCGCTCGACCAGCGCGTCCACAGCGACCAGCTCGCGGCTCCGACCTACGACGACCTGACGGACGTGACCACCTTCACGTTGCCCTACCAGCCCCGCGACGGCATCCGTGCCGTGACGGCTCCAGGCGGGACGACGCTGACGGCGATTGACGTGCCGGTGTTGTCGATTGATGCGGGGACCAAGAAGGTCAACCTGTTCGGCGACCTCCGCACCGCCAAGGTGTGGTTCGGCTTCCCCTTCGAGCGCCGCTACAAGTTCTCTCGGTTCTACCTGAGGCAACCCTCGCCGAGCGGCGGCACGACCACCGTCCAGAGCGGGCGGCTGCAGATCAAGGGACTGAACCTGTCCTACGACAAGTCGGCTTACTTCCGCGTGGAGGTGACGCCTGTCGGTCGCAAGACCTACACCTACACATTCACCGGGCGTGCCCTCGGCTCTGCCGACAACGTGCTCGGCTCCGTGCCGCTGATCGCTGGCAAGATGTCGATCCCGATCTTGTCGCGCAACGACAGGGTCAGCGTCGAGCTGGTCAACGACAGTTGGATGCCATCGTCATTCATCAGTGCGGAGTGGAGCGGCACCCACAACGCAACAGCAAGGGACCTTTGATGGGGTTGATACGACCCGCGAACATTGAAGACGTTACCTACATCGCCAAGAACCTGAGGCAGGCTGACGCGCTTGAGTGCGATGCGAACTTCGCAATGCCTCCTGAGCTGATCCTGCCCCAGTGCTTGTATCCCGGTCGTGAGGTGTGGACCTTCCATACCAACGACGGGACGCCGCTTGGCGTGTTCGGAGCGGACCCTGTGGTCGGTGAGCCTGACATCGGAGTGATCTGGATGTTGTCCACCGATCTGGGGAAACACAAACGAGAGTTCATCATCGAGAGCAAGCCTGTAGTGCTGGCCCTCCACGACAAGTATCCCATCCTCACCAACATGGTGGATGCGCGCAACACCCTGCATCACCGCTGGCTCAAGTGGCTCGGCTTCGCCTTCCTTAGGCGCATCGAGAAGTGGGGTGCTCGCAGCGTCCCCTTCTACGAATTTGCAAGGTTGAAACAAACATGTGTGTAATGGCCCTTCCCATCCTCGGGCTGGTCGCAGGCATCGGCTCCAGTGTCATGGGGTTCATGGGCCAGCAGCAGGCCGCTGACAATCAGAACGCCTACTACACTGCGAACGCCAAGGCCGCCAATCAGGCTGCGGTGAACAGCTACGCCTATCAGCAGAACGCGCTCGTCCAGAAGAGCAACGCTGCGCTCCAGCAGAAGCAGCAGACTTCGGTCGAAGCCCTCAAGGCACGCTCTGCGGCTCGAGTTAGCTCGGGCGAGGCGGGCGTCACCGGCCTCTCGGTCGATGCGATCATCGGCGACTACTACGGCCAAGAGGGCCGCCGCCTGGACAGCATCGATCAGAACTACGAGATGGATCGCGACTTCCTCCGCGCTGAGATGGAGAGCACGCACGCCCAGACCACGTCACGCATCAACAGCGTGCAGCGTGTCGAAGGCCCGTCGCCTCTCGGCCTCCTGTTCAAGATCGGCAGCAACGTCGCCAACTACGGCGCGGCCACGTCGAAGACCCCATCCATCACCTCTACTCAGGAGTTCGCCACCTAATGGCTCGCGGTCGCGTTCAGACACCCGACTTGCAAGGACCCGAGGCGCTAAGGTCTCCCGGTATTCCGGGGGACACCTTCGCTGCGCCCGAGCGTCCGGTGCAAGACACCACACTCACCCAGATCGCGGACGCGCTCGGCTCGTTCAATCAGGGACTAACGAAGTGGGGCACCTACGCTCAGCACTCTGCACGTAAGCAGCAGGCCGAGACGGAGGCCGCCTACGCCAACAAGATGATCGCGGGCATGACCCGTGACGAAGCGATCAAGCACGTCGAGGACGGCACCATGCCGAACTTCGCGGACCCGTTCGCTCGCGGCATCGTCGATAAGAATGCCGGTCAGGCATACGGCGAGCGCATCGTCTCTGGCATCCAGAACCAGATCAAGTCCGGCCAGATCGACCTCACGGACGAGAAGCTGGACATCGGCACCGTCATCACCGAGGCCACGAAGGCTGAGCTGCAGAACATCCCGCAGTCCCTGCAGGGCTCGAAGGCTGGCATGGCCGGTCTCCAGCAGCGTGTTGAGAGTGCGCGTGACGCGCTCATGCAGCAGCAGCTCGTGCAGCGGCAGGCCGCCTTCACCTCGAAGCAGGAGGGCGTCGCCTACGACCAGTTCAACAGGATGTTCGACAACACCGCTGGTGCACCGGCAGACATCGTGCAGAACAAACTGCGCGGCGTCTATCAGGACATCGGCAACGGCAAGTTCCTGAAGAACGACCAGCTCGATGCCCAGCTCATCAACGTGATGCGCAACAGGGCCAGCGATCCCAACTATGTCGAGGCCGTGGTTCACGGTCTGACCGTTGATCGCGTCGGCGCTGACGGCACGAAGGTCCCGGCGCTCGGGGCCAACCCGCGCTACGCTCAGGACGTTCAGCAAATCCGCGACCTCGCACGCGACACGCTCGCGAAGAAGTTCGATGCGGATACGCAGAACAGGGCCGTGGAGAACACGACCGAGGCACTGAAGCGGCAGGACGGTTCGTTCTGGACGCTCACCAATCAGGTCTACAAGAACCCCTACACGAAGCAGGACCCGACGCGGACCATCAGCGCCGACGACGTGAAGAAGAAAGCCGTCGATCAATACCTGACGTGGAGCCAGCAGACGCAGCAGAACCGCAAGGAGGACGGCGAAGTCCGCTTCCAGCGCGACTGGTCTGTGCTGACGACGAACAACCTGCCGAACCCGGCATGGAAGGAGACCCTCGAAGGTCCCCCGAAGGCGTTCGCCAATCCCCAGGCACTGGCCAACCCGCAGACGCGGCAGTCCGCTATCGCAGCGGGCGAGCAGTTCATGCGGATGACCGAGGCCAACTACCCCTACGTCAAGAACACGCTGGGGCTCGGCAAGGACACGATGGACTTCTATCAGGTCTACAACGCTGCCCGCACCGCGCTCGGTAAGACGCCCGATCAGGCGCTCGACTGGGCTGCTGCCGCGAGCCGCACACCCGACAACGAGAACGACCTCGCGGTTCGATCTCAGCGGGCCAAGGACGTGGAGCAGAAGGTCAAGAGCATCGACTTCAGCACGAGCTGGGCGAGCTACCTGCCGTTCAACAACAGCGACGCGAAGAACACTGGAGCACTCCAGAAGCGCGTTCTCGATGCCGCAGTGCTGTACACGCGGGTGCCCGGAATGTCCCTCGACGATGCCGTGAAGGCCGCCGTGGACACCGTCCAGAAGCACTCGATGTACGTCAACGGCCACGTCG